TAAAAATGGCAAAAAATTGACACGTCTCGATGAGAAGAAAGCACGAGCTAATGGTGAAACTATTAACTTTGATGTCTATTCCTTTGAGATGTACGATCCTACATCAGGTTGCGTATTGCAGACGGGCCTCACTTATACAGAAGTCGCCCATATGGTACAAAACAAAATGAAAGATCGTTACCTTTCCTTCCACTCAACATCACAATTTTTGAAAGATTATAAGAATAAGGGCGTTGCGACAGTGTCGCCACGCAAACGTGAAATTATAATCGATCAAGAACTTCAAGGTGGTCCTTGGGATGGTGAAAGCCGAACTTGGATCCACTCTGATTATAAGCAACACTTTTCGGAAGCTCAAATTGGGTTGCCCAATTTAAGTCAAGAAACGCGAGCTATTTGTGGTTTACCTCCAATTCATCCACTTAAATCTTGGATGTACGACCTCCTCTACAACGCAAAATGGTTATATTACCGCCACGTTAATAATCAAAATTATTACGATCTCTATCTAAATGGTCGTCGTGATGATGTATTAGCTTGGTGTCAAGATACCCTTTCACAAACAAAAAGATTAATCGCATCCCAGCGATTGAATATCACAAATCTTCTTTCCAACACTTTAGGTCCCTCTTGGAACATTTTTAAAGCCGCGGCAAAGATTGGAATTACTATTCTTAGTGGTTTCATTCTGTACCGTGGTTATAAACGTGTCACTAAAATTGAACAACCTCAATACATTAAAGATAAAACCTCCCTGTACGAACTTGCTCAAAATGCTAATCAGTGTTTAGAACAAGGTTGTGAAAATTGCCAAATTTGTAAAAATAAAGACCGTGCTTTGTGTGTCAAATGGTACACAAAATGTCAATGTTATGCGATGCGTATGGAGAAATCGAAAGAATTTCTTGCATATTATTCCGTAGCATCTCTCTATCAAGAACCCGAAACCCATAAAGATTGTGATTTTTCTCTTGAACTTTTGGACATAGTACAACAAATGTGTCATTGTGATTGCGTTAATTGTGAAACATGTTGTGACCCTCAATTACTTAAACGTTTTGAGAATGTAGCAGCAGTGTTTAAAATTCCGTGCGTGTGTATTTGTGCAAGATTAGATCAAGGATTTAGTTTACCTGAATTATTGACTCTCGTCAAACATTGTGGAAATACATACCCTTCACCCATTACCAATAAACATCTACAGCGTTTATATTACACTATGGTGTCTGACATCGTAGTTTTTGAAAAGTCTAAAGAGGGTTCTACTCTCATTACCTCTCTTCAATCTCTCGACGACGATAAAAATATGCATTATAGACGTAGCGCTGGAAGACAGGCCATGCGCGTTCACTATCAAAGTGAAGTAGATGCGACCCTGCCGAAACCACCAACACCACCACTCGATGAAGCAATCTCGGCCATATCCGTTGAAGAACAACGACATGCGCCCGAGAATGATGTGTCATGTGAGACAATAGTGAATCATGTCGTATATACAAACCTCCTTTATATGACTGCTTCTAAGAATGACGGCCCCCCAGTTAGCATAGGTCATGTACTTTTTGTACGTGGCCAGGTTGCGCTGATGCCCTATCATTTTGAAGTAGCAATTAAAGAGCGAGGATACACATCGGTTACACTATACTCAAGACATCGAATGTCTTGTAAGATCCCCACGACGATATTTGCGAAAACGGTTCGAATACCGGATAAAGATGCTATCTTGGTAGTATTTCCTCCTGTAGTCAACCCATTCAAAGATATTGTATGTCATTTCATTGGTGTAGATCAGTATATGAGAATTGCGGCTTGCCCGGCAATACTTGCAAAGTATGAGTTCTTAAATGAAGAAACCGAGCGAACGCGATGCTTGATCAACCGTGTCGTTCCTAGTGAACGAGACGAGATCGACACTCTTACTGTACCTGGTTGTGTGGAAATAGTTCGTACACGCGAATATTATACATACAATCTACCTACACGTAGCGGTGATTGTGGCGCCATTTTGGTTGTCTCAAACACTGCAGTCCCCAATAAAATAATAGGTATGCATGTTTCTGGTATTCCCGGATTATCAACAGGTAATTCCGTTGCTTTATCAAGACAAATGTTGACCGACGCACTTAAGAAATTACCTGCGATGGCTCAATATGCATACCCTTCATCCGAACTGACTATCGATCCTGATACTCTTAAAGAGTCGGGATCATTTTTACTTCACTCTTTCCATCCCAAAGAGCATGTACCTTCTGCCTCCAAATCATCTGTGAGGCCAAGTGCTATCTTTGGTGAACTTATTACTTCACCCAATAAACCCGGAAGATTATGTCCCTTTACAAATAAGAAAGGTGATTACATCGACCCCATGGTTTTAGCGCGTAAGAAATATGGAATACCACGACCCGTTATAGATCAAGAATTAGTTGATGATATTGTGGAACAAATTAAACCATTGTACTACATATCACATGATTATGAACCTGACCTATATAAATATCCGA